CATTTAACACATGGCCTGTACCACCAGTTGTTATAATTACTCCAGTCACTGCTCCGCTGTTATTCACAGCTATTGTAAATACTGCTCCTGTTCCAGATCCACTTGTTGTTCCACTTACTCCAGTATATGTTCCAGCTGTTCTAGATACATGGGCAGCAGAAAATGTATCAACAGATCCTATTGCTCCACTCGTATTTACAATATTAAATATTGGTCTGTTTGTTCCAAATGTTTGAGCAACATGAGTAGTTCCAGCTAAAAGCTTAGTTGCAATTTGAGATGAAGTTGGAAGACTATTAAACGTTGCAGATGAAGCACTAGGTGCATTTCCAGCAATTGTAAATCCAGTTATTACGCCTGTAATAGGAACTGTTGCGTTTGTCGTATCTTCGGTTAACCAATCCTCATTAAATCTAAATGTATTTGTATTTGTTGTAAGAGTAGTGTCTCTTACTCGTAATGATTGCGCATTGATTTGTTTTACAGGTAAAATAATTTGGAAAGGTAAACCAGTACCAAGTTGTCTTCCGGGTTGAACTGCTGGCATTCCTTTTTGCAGCAATTCAATAAAGATTAAAATTTCACCAAAGAATATGAAACCAGCTGGATGTACTAATCTATTGAAAGCGGTTTTCCATTGAGCAATATTAGCACCAGTTTTTAAAACATAAGAAAACTTTTGATAATAATAAGAATCTTGAATTTTTTGATCAGCTGAAGCAAAACTTGCGGTAGTTGCTGCAGACCCAGGTCTGTAAATTTTTACAACATCTCCAGTTTGTAATGCAGTAGCAAATGTTAAAGTAAATGACACTGACTGAGTAATATTATCATCAGTCCTTGGATCATTTGCATTTGTATATGTTCTATATCCGGTTGAAGGAGTAAAATCTGTACGCTGAGTTGTGACGCCAGATCTTGTTACAAAAACAATTGGCGTATCAAATTCTAAAAAGAATCCAGCATCATCTGCTCCAGTGATTGTACTAGTTCCAGATGATAATGTATATGTAAACGAAGGAGTATAATTTTGATAGTTTGCTATTACATCAGCTGAAAAATTTGTCCATGCACCATCAGAAGGAATCATCATATCTTCTTTAGGAAAATATATTTCTACTTCATCATCATATAGTAATCTAAAAAATGAAGTAATAGAAGCAGGTGTACCACGAGATCTATAAAAATCTGTAAGTTGTGTATAAAATAATCGAGGATCTGTGGCAAAAGATCTTGGAATGGATGCTCCAATTTCTTGCTGGAGATTTGTTAGAAATTTTAATTCAACCTCATCAATATCTCGCATATTTGCAACACGGTTAGCATAGTGTGCAGATCTATTTTCAGATACTAAATATTTAGTAAACAATTGTAAAAATTCAACAAAATCTGGATAATCACGATTTATATGTTCAGGCAATAATTCCGGAACAATCGATTGTATTTCGACTTGCGTTGAAGCATTTATACTCATTAGGTAGTACCAATTCTTGCTGTTGTAGTATAATCAACTCCAGCCGATGTACCACCAGTAATCATTGTATCTACTTCACCGCTTATCACGCTATCTGATGTTAAGATATTAAGCAATTCATTTCTTTTTGGTGCAATATCATATGAGTTAGGTGCAGCAGTTACTTCAATATAAGTTTCACCTGTTGGCAGTTGTGTTATATTTAATGTTGCTTCAATCGTACCAGCTGCAGTATTAATAGTACCTGCATCTGAATCAATAATGACTTCTTGTGCAGTGCCAACATTTGTAACTACTTGAAGTGTACGTACGCCAGTTGTTGTGTTTAATCTATCTCTAAGAGAACATCCGCCGTTTCCTTTATACGTAAATTGTGTAGATGAAATAAGAATATCTGAAGAAGAGTTTGTTGCAAAAAATGGACCAGCGTATGTTAATACATATTTTGTTTCAGTGTTTAGAGTTGGATAAATACGTTTCTTCATTTTTACACGAGTAATAGAGTTTAGTGTTGCAGTATTTGTTGCATCAATAGCTTTAGTTAAAGCAGAATATCTAAACACACCGTCAAACCTTTTTAATTCGTTTGTATTATAAGTAGTAATTGAAGTTCGAATAGCTTCTTCTAAAGCGTCTTCGCTCAATTCTGTAACGTTTGGATTATATTTAAAAAATACTTCTAAAAAAATAAATGTGTAAGTTGGATCAACTAGTTCTGGTGTAATTGAAACAACATTTTTAGGTTTTAAATATGTACCTTTAATTAATTCTTTATCTGCTGCTGAAACAAACTCAGAATCTTTTGGTTTAATAGAAATATAAACTTTACCATAATCCGGTGGATCGTTATCTTCTCCACCCCATACAGAAATCGCATCAATATTTGCAAAGTTATTTTGCACAATTGTTTTATAATCATCTGGTGTAACTGCTCGGTTTTGAGAAACATACGCAAGAGGTGCGTTAAATTTTATTGAATCTATGTCTTCTTTTGCAGAACCACCTGCTGCTTTTGATATAACAGTTATAGTAACATTTGAGTTGCCTTGAATTGTACCAGAAAGATTAAATACTGATGCACCATTTGCTTCATCTGTATCAGTTACAAGATATTCTAGTTTAATAATGTTTCCGTTAGTTAAACTTTTTCCAAGAATACCATCGCCAAATTTTATTTCAAACACACCTGTTCTTGATTCTTCTAACCAATACGCAGCTGAAGTTGAACTAACATTTGTCATTTCTGTAACTGGTTCAAATGTAGTAGTAAAATCATTTGTTGCTGATGCTTCTACTTGAACTGTCAATTCTGAAGTAACTGCTGTCTCATGTGGAATTAAATATTTTTCTGCAGAATCTTTATCAAAAATATATTCGCTATTTTTATATGAACCTTGTAATAATTTTACGTTTAAAAATATATAAAGTCCATCAGAATTTCTAGTAGTTGTAAGTGTTTGGCCATTCACAAACTTATATGCGGTTCCATCAATATTTGCTGTAAACACTGTGCCTTTTAACATAGTCATTTGTTTAAATGAACCATCATCATTTTGCATTCCAACAGGACTATTTACTTGTACATTGACATATGCAACAGCAGCATATGAAGATCTTGGTGTATAACCAAGTAATTTAGCGTGTGATACAACAGAAGGTCTCAATCGAGCAGAGTCGAGAAACGCTTCGTTAATTGCAATGTTTGCGTTAATGGCATTATAATGAGTCACATAAGACAAAACATCTAACATAGAAGAGAGTGCTGAACCTTCAAAATTATGATCTTGAAAAGTTGTCTGTGATGACATATATGTTTTTAAATTTGCCTTTATCGTGTCAAAATCCATTTCCGACACTTTTAGGATATTACTATCTGTTGTAGCCATCTATCTTAGCCTTTCAACTACGAAGTCCACTACTGTCGTAGTTTGTTCTGGTGATGCGATTTCAATTTCTAATTCAATTAAAAGAGCATTACGATATGATAAATCTTCTATTTTAAGATCTAAAATTTTTACTCTTGGCTCATAATTTAATAAGGTATTTTCTATTCTTAATTGTAATTCTGCAAATGCGACATCATCAAACTGATCAAAAAGAAAGTCGTATAAGTTTGCACCAAAATCTGGCAAAAATGGCTTTTCTCCAGCCTGCGATAAAAGAATATTTCGAATAGATTGTTTGACTGCGTTAACGTCGAATTTTATTCCAACATCCTTTGTTGTAGGATGCTTAGCAAATAGTAGATCAATATCTGAGTATTGATTTGATCTTGCTCTTATGTTATTTGTACTTACCATAGTTCTATTTATACCTATTATCCAGAGAAAACAGTGCCAGATCCACTAGTTAATGCACCAGCATCTGCGGAATCTCCAATTCTTGCACATAATTTTCCTGCTATATAAACACTACTGCTTGATCCGCCTACCGTCGCGACGTGCGGAGCACACGCAGGAGTTGGAGGAAACGCATGTGATATTGTAGAATCTGTAATACGTGCTACTAAAATATTATTTGCAAAAACAGTTGATTGCCCAGGAGTATCTAAAGTAGTTGAACCTGTACAAGCATGCCCAGTTGATAATGAATCGCCTTCTCTTGATACTGCTGCCATTATGCGCTCATCAATCCACTAAGCCAGCTTGGCGAATTCTTGGATCTTCCATTATTACCCCAATGCTTAGCTGCTTCGGCAGCTACACTATTTCCTTGTGCAATATCAATATGAATACCAACACCTCCCATGTAACGTGTTCCTACACCTATACTTGTAGCTCCTGCAGACTTAGCAGCATTTGCAAATGCTTGAGCTTCTGTACCAGTTGAAGAAAGTTTTAATGTTGTACCTGGGTTATAGATCCAAACATCAACACCAAATCCATTATTGTGTCGAGCAGATCCAACCCTTCCTGTTGTGCTATCTTGTCCTGCAGAAAATATAACAGCATCATATCCTGTAGATGCCGCTGCAGATTTAATTATATTTTCAAGTGCTGATACAGCTTTCAGTCTTCTTGTACCAAAGCAACGATATGTTACAGATCCACCAACTGCAGCATCGGCTCTTTCTTGAATTTTAGGATCTAACGCATCTCCAGATGTTACGCCTGAAATATGATCAGGCGCTGGTGCAGTTGTAATTGTAGTTCTATCTGTTTCTCTATTAATATTTGGATTATCTTCAGGCGTTATTACTGTAGGATCAGAAGATTGATCTTCACGAGGTACTGTAACACCCGCAGCTGTTTCTGTAGCATATGAGGTAG